GATCAACTCAAAGCTATGGACGAAGCCGTCGATAAGCTTGCAAGCGATATGAAAGGTTTCGGAAATGAGTAGTAAAAATCCGTTTGAAATAAGAGCAGATATGCTTAAACTAGCAAAAGATTACATGGATCAACAGTACCAAATTAATATGGACTTTTGGAGACAGCAGTTCGAGGCAAATAAAGCAACGACTGAAGAATTTCACAAATCTTGCCAACCTTATTCTATGGATGAACTAATGGAAAAAGCAAAAGAAATGTATAGCTTTGTTTCGGAGAAAAAATAATGAGCGCGTTTATTTTTAGTTGCTGGAATGTAGTAATGGATCACAATCTTAATCCGTTGAGTAATATTCCAGATTTAAATACTCGCCATATGATCATGCAGGTTCTTGCGTGGATGTGGTGTATTGTATTTGGTTTTGTAGCAGGTAGTATGTGGGCAGGTCTTTATAGTATGATTGCTCATTCACTGTTACTCGGCGCAGTTGCTATTACTGTGGCTACTTTTGAAATAGCCAAGCGTCAACCATATGGCTTTTATAGTGGGAGAGGACCCGGCGGCGAACATGAATAATGAAATGCAAGACTTGAAATTTACAACTGCTGGAGATTTTATGAAAATGTCTGAACAACCTCATCATGATTATTGTACAACCAAAGGCCTTGCAAAAGCATTTGCGGTAATTGTTTTTATGATTGCAGTTATTCCTGTCTTGTTGCTAATGGCAATGGTAGGTCTTGAAGATTATGCTCGTTATTGTAATCTTACTCTCCTACCTTGCTTTGGACTGAACTAATGTTTATTGTAAGAAAGAAGGACGGCGAGATTATTGCTATTGCCAGTAGACAAGAAGATGCTATTGGCATGGCAGACCGAACTGCAGCTGAAATTGATAAGACCGATTATATAGTACAAGAATCCACTGATAATATAGAACTTCGAGAGATTTATCGCTCTTATTATAAAACGAGATCCTAATGACTGGAGAACAGTACGATCCAACGATATAAAAGATTTAAACAATGGTATGCCAAACTTAGATCAGAAGGCTGGGACATGTGGGACAGCTTTCGATGGGCTTTACATAATTCAGGCACTCATACGCTTGATGGTAAGAATTTATAAAAGAGGGGTTTACAATCCCTCTTTTTTGTGTTAGAATGGTGTGAAGATAGGAGAATACATGGCTTTTTATACATCAGTGAATCGATATGGTAACTCAATATTATATCGCGGCTATTCTGATAATGGTTCGGCAATTCAACACAAATATAAATTTAGACCTACGCTTTATAGCTTATCGCAAAAAGATACTGGTTATAAAGCCTTTGGTGGAGGTAATGTTCAACCAAAAGAATTTCCTTCTATGCGAGACGCAAAAGAATACGTAGAAATGTATTCAGGCGTTGAAGGCAAACGTATCTATGGTACTACTAATTATATTCATCAATTTATTACAGATAAGTTTCCTGATAATATTCAGTTTGATATTAACCATGTAAACGTAGTTAATTTTGATATCGAAGTAGCTTCTGATAATGGCTTTCCTACTCCAGAAGAAGCAGCTTATCCCGTAATCTCAATTGCACTAAAATCTAGCAAGTCGTCGGTTTATCAAGTTTGGGGTCTAGATGAATGGGATCCAGAAAAATCTGAAATAGATATGCGAGGCGATCTTGTACAATATCATCATTGCAAATCAGAAGAAGAATTGCTTGCAAAGTTTTTAGGATATTGGACTAAGAATTATCCTGATGTAATTACTGGTTGGAACTCAAGACACTTCGATATTCCTTATATCGTAAATCGTATTCGTCTTATTGGATCAGAAGAAGCAGTTCGTCGCTTATCTCCTTGGAATATGGTTAACGAGCGTAACGTACGTTCTATGCAGCGTGAACTTCCAGCATATGAAATTGTTGGTATTCAACAAGCAGATTATCTTGAGTTATTCAAGAAGTTCGGATATTCATATGGAAATCAAGAATCGTATAAGCTTGATCATATTGGCTACGTAGTTGTAGGTGAAAAGAAATTATCATATGAAGAACACGGTAATCTTTATACGTTATATAAAGAAAACCATCAGAAGTTTATTGATTATAATATCAAAGATGTTCAACTCGTTGATCGGATCGATCAGAAGATGGGCCTTATTTCTCTTGCCCTAACTATGGCATATCGTGGTGGTGTTAATCTGAACGATACTTTCGGAACTACTAATATATGGGAATCGATTATATATCGTAGATTATTATCTCAGAACATTATATCACCAGTGCAACAAATACAAAAGGTACCATATGCCAATAATTCAAATCCAAATGTCATTGAAGGCGGATATGTAAAAGATCCTCATGTAGGTGCACATGATTGGGTGGTATCTTTTGATCTTAATTCTCTGTATCCTAATATTATCGTTCAACAAAATATATCACCAGAAACTATTTGTAGAGATCATACAATCCGCTTTCCGCAAGGAGTTGATTACTATCTTTCCAAACATGACAGATCTGCGCCTGTGGATAATAACTATAGCGTATGCGCTTCTGGTGTACCCTTTGAGCGCACTAAACAGGGTATTATTCCACAATTGATTGTTGACTATTATGCTGAAAGAACTATCGTTAAAAAGCAAATGCTTGAAGCTCAATCTAAATATGAGAAGACAAAAGACAAATCTCTTCTTTCTAAAATTAATCAAGCTGAAAACAATCAGATGGCAATTAAGATTTTGTTAAACTCTTTGTATGGTGCTCTTGCTAATAAGTATTTCAAATATTTTGATAATGCGCTCGCAGAATCTGTTACGCTTACTGGTCAAACCGTTATTAAATGGGCCGAGCAGTGCATGAATATAGCGATGAACGATATTACAAAAGCCAATAAAGATTATATTGTTGCGATTGATACCGATTCTATCTATGTCAATATGGGTCCTCTTGTTGAGAAGTTTAAACCAAAAGATCCTGTTAAATTTCTTGACAAAATATGTAAAGAGCATTTTGAACCGGTGATGGCGAAAGCTTATGACGAGTTCTTTTTTGTCATGAATGGTTATACGCCTCGTATGGAAATGGCTCGCGAAGTTATTGCGGATCGTGGCATATGGACTGCAAAGAAAAGATATATTCTAAATGTACATAATTCTGAAGGCGTACAGTTTGCTGAACCAAAACTTAAGATGATGGGTATAGAAGCAATTAAGTCTTCTACTCCTGAAATTGTACGTAATAAGTTTAAAGAAGTATTCAACGTCATCATAAATAGCAACGAATCTGAAACGCAAAGGTTTATTGCAGAATTTAAGAAAGAATTTTCAAGTTTGCCTGCAGAGGCCGTATCGTTTCCTCGTGGTGTAACTGAAATCGTAAAATGGAAAGACCGAAAAGAAATATATAAGAAAGGTACTCCTATTCACGTAAGAGGATCTTTGCTATATAATAATCTCGTAAAAAGTTATTCTTTAGAGAAAAAATATGAGACTGTGAAGAATGGAGAAAAGATTAAATTTGTTTATTTGAAGAAACCTAATCCTATTAAAGAAAATGTAATATCATTTCCTGGCGTATTGCCGAAAGAATTTGGTTTACAACAGTATGTAGATTATGGTATAATGTTTGAGAAGACATTTATTGATCCACTACTACCAATTCTACATGCTGTAGGTTGGAACCCAGAACCAGTGGCAACCTTGGAGGAATTCTTTGTATAATGTATTCTATGACAGTATTCGAAAGTCGGTTTGATAATACCACGAATAAACGATTTGATTTTGACACTTGGGATAAATTTTCTAAATTTCTATATAAATTATCAGAACGACCATTAAAAGGTAAAACAAATGCAGAACTTATATCACCGGCTACTTATGTACCTGGTACAACTAGGGCCAATGCGAATGTGGTCAATTGGGCAAGTTGGGCTGCTGTTGATATTGATGATCATGCGTTTGAGGGGAATCTAGAAGATGCCCTTAAACTACGCTTCGGAAGTCACAATTTTATTTGCTATTCTACTGCTAGCTCTACTAATTCTTTACCAAAGTTCAGATTGGTATTTCCTCTTAAGACACCGCTTGAAGGAGATAGAATCAAAGCTTTCTGGTTCGCCCTCAACACGGAACTTGACTCGCTTGGAGATAAACAGACTAAAGATCTTTCTCGTATGTATTATGTACCTGCACAGTATGACGGCGCTAATAACTTTATATTTAATAATACGGCTGGTTCAGATATAGATCCAGATTATCTAATAGCTAAGCATCCTTATGTCGAGAAAAAGACTGGGGATTTTATGGCTAATCTACCAGACGAATGGCGAAAACAAATAATAGAGCACCGTAAAGCCTCTCTTGAGAATACCGAATATCGTTGGTCGGGTTACAGAGATTGCCCATTTGTAAATAAGAAATTACTTGGCGAATATATTGCTATCGCTAATATAGACAATACTGGCAGATATAGAATGTTCTATAAGCTTATGTGTTCTATTGCCGGTAATGCTATAGACAAACAATATCCAATGACACCAAATGAAATAGTAGAACTCGTAAGAGAAATAGATAGAGACACTGCTAACAGATACCAAAAAAGGTCTCTTGAAAAAGAAGCAAATAATGCTTTAGAATATGCATATAAAAATGGAGCTTTTTAATGTTACCAGACGAAATGGAAGCCGAAAAGAATCGAAGAATTATTTTGGCTCAAGCTAATACAATAGATTTATTAGAAAACAATGTGCACCAATTGCAAAGTGAATTACAAAACGCCTATAAAAGAATCGGCGAATTAACAACTAAAACAGAAACTGTTCCGATTGATCGTAATTATAAAGGATTTAAAAAATGAAAGCAGGTAAAGTATGGGGAACCACAGAGCTGATTGAAGCCAATGGTGCCTTAGAGTTTCATCGTATTGAAATGGAAGAAGGCGGCGTGTGTTCTAAGCACTTACATCGCTATAAGTGGAATGGTTTTTATGTCGAATCTGGTAAGATGCTTATTCGTACATGGCAACGTGACTATGATTTGTGTGATGTTACCATTCTTAATGAAGGCGATTATCATAAAGTAAAACCCGGTCTTTATCATCAATTTGAGTGTCTTGAAGAAGGCGTAGCATATGAGCTATACTGGGCAGAATTTAATCATAATGATATTGAGCGTGAAACTGTTGGTTATCATATTGATGATCTAGATGACGACGAAGATCCATTATCAGTAGATAAGATCGGTTGCTAATGAAAATTACTATTGTAGGGCATGGCTTCGTTGGTAAAGCTGTTGAGTATGGGTTTAAAACTCCGGGCGTAAGAATACAATTAGTAGATCCCAAATATAACGTAAGTCTTAAGGATGTTAAACTACAAGAAAATGTAGCATTTGTTTGTGTTCCGACTCCAATGGGAAAAAACGGAGTTATTGATTCTAGCATTCTTGTAGATACTGTTAAACAGCTTAAAAAGAGAATGTCAGGTATTATTGTTATTAAATCAACCGTAACTCCTGATATTATCAAAAGCCTTATTAAAGGATCAGGTGGAAATAGAATTGTTTATAACCCCGAATTTCTTACTGAGAAAAATGCTATAGATGATTTTATTAATCCTGGCATGCATATTTTTGGCGGGGAAAATGGTATTATTGATGACTTAGAATATTATTATAAAGAATACAGTCTGTGTAGGCCTTGTCCAGTTCATCGAATGTCAGCAGTAGATGCTAGCTACGTTAAATATGGAATTAATTCTTTCTTAGCTATGAAAGTATTATTCTTTAATCAATTTTATGACGTAATCGAAAACAACGCTGCTTCTTATAATAAAATTGTAAATGCCATTACTTCAGATTCTAGAATAGGGCCTTCGCATTCTGCAGTACCTGGATTAGATGGTAAACGCGGATATGGAGGAGCATGCTTTCCAAAGGATACTAGCGCATTATTTAATCACGATAAAGGGTTTACATTACTTGGAGAATGTGTTAGAATTAACAATGAATACAGAGCTATGTATGAATTAGACGAAAGAGAAAGAGAACAAAATGTCAATTATGGACAAACTGAAGAAAAACAGTAAAATCAAAACTACAGAAGTTTTATCTGATTCGAAATTCTTTGCAGAAAAAGATATGGTACAAACCGACGTACCTATGATTAATGTGGCCTTGTCAGGTTCAGTAGATGGCGGACTTACTCCAGGTATGACAGTACTTGCTGGTCCATCTAAACACTTTAAAACTTCATTCGCCTTATTGATGGCAGCTTCTTATATGAAGAAATATCCAGACGCTGTCATGTTATTCTATGATTCAGAGTTTGGTTCACCGCAATCATATTTCCAACAATTTAATATTGATACCGATCGTGTTCTTCATACTCCAATTGTAAATGTAGAAGAACTTAAATTCGATTTAGTAGGTCAACTTGAAAACTTAGATCGAGGTGATAGAGTTATTATTGTTATTGATTCTATCGGCAACTTAGCATCTAAGAAAGAAATGGAAGACGCTCTTAATGACAAGAGTGTAGCAGATATGTCTCGTGCTAAAGCCTTAAAGGGCTTGTTTCGTATGACTACTCCATATCTGACAATGAAAGATATTCCATTGCTTGCAGTAAATCATACCTATATGGAAATCGGCTTATTTCCAAAGGCTATAGTTGGTGGTGGTACTGGCATCTATTATTCAGCCGATAATATTTGGATCATTGGTCGTCAGCAAGAGAAAAAGGGTACGGATATTATTGGTTATAATTTTGTAATCAATGTAGAGAAATCTCGTTATGTAAAAGAGAAATCTAAAATTCCTATTAGCGTGACATGGGATGGAGGCGTAGCATCGCATAGCGGTTTACTTGAGGTTGCTCTTGCAGGCGGATATGTCACAAAACCTGCGAATGGTTGGTACGCACCAGTTGATCAGAATTCAGGCGAAGTATTATCTAAAGTTAGATTTCCTACCACTCAAGAAAAACATTTCTGGGATCCAATCTTTCAGCACTCAAACTTCGCTGAGTTTATTAAGAAGCAATATAGTATTGGCTACCAGTCAGAAGTAGAAATGGATTCTATTGTAGAGGAACAGTGG